GACGGGCGCTATCGGACTCTCGGGAAAAACCCGGCAAATAGCCAACCGTGGGGCGTCGATATTACGACCACGAAGATTGTCTATTCGGACACCTCCGGAACGTCCTGGTATCAGATGATGGCTGCGCCCATGCTGCCTCGCGGAATGATCGATCTGATTTACGCCGGCACTCAGCTTGTCGTGCTGTGCAACGACTGCTCAATCTGGATCTCTAGCGATTTGACCGCAGCCGCAACATGGACTGAGATAACCGTCCCTGTTGCCGCCGGCTGGCGTCGGGACGTTGCAATCACGCGGCCCTACGGCATTGAGGTCATGGATGGCTATATCGTATGGGGCGAGTACAGCGCAGGCGACACGCTGCGCAATCACCCCACAGACCCCGCTGGACCGCGCCTTTTTAAGTGGAAAATTTCTACAGCCGGCCCCTGGGAGCTGGCCCGGACATTCCAAAATGCCCGGCATATACACTCGCTCTACACTCAGGGCGTCGGGCTGATGATGGTAACGCTGGGTGATGGGACGGATGCAATCACGGGCGAGCAACTCGCGGACGTAGGGGTATGGCGCTGCACTGACATCGTTGCAAACACGTTCACCCAGCGTCAGAACTTGAGCTTTGATCGTCGCTACCCCGTCGATCTGACGTACAAGGCTGGCGTCGGGCTGATGTGCGCATCAGACGCACCGGGCGTCTATGTGCAATCGATGCTGCGGCACACGACCGCAGGTCATAAAGTCCTCGCACAGCAAGTGCTGATCGACGGATTTATGGACACCAATGGCGACTACTACGACGATGCGACGGCAGTGCGGGGCGGAAACTCCCGCAGCATCGTTATCGACAACAAAAACAATGTGTGGTGCTTTTCTGCGGAAGAAGCTGAGTCGTGGTTAATCGGTGTGCCGCCGCCCTACACACACTATGTCAAGTGCGCAAAGCTGCCCGTTGCAATGCACTCCCGCGCGATTATTTCCGGGACGCGGCTTTTGATGTGGGACCGCATGTACGATCTGGGAAAATTTGCAGGGCAGAAGTAAATCCAACCCCCGTAGTGCGCGGGGATTGCACATTGACACCCTATTCAAAGCCACTATCGGAGCAAATGAATGAGCGAAAAAGAGCTTGAGAAGGAAATCCAGGCCAAGGGCCTGACAGCACCGCGCATCACCCCCGCAGACCTGGACGCCAACATTGCAGATGTCGAAATCGTCAAGCATGTCACGAAAGCCGGGAAGGTTTTGCGCTGGGCTGTACTCACGACTCGCAACGGCTTCGCCGTCGCTGGGAAGCCGTCTGCATCTGTCTCTGTCGAAAACGACAATGCGGAAATCGGTGAAAAGGTGGCGATTGCAAACTCGCGTGATGAGCTTTGGCCATTGATGGGTTACGAGCTGCAGAGCAAGTTGATTTAGTTTCCCTTGTGTGTGTGTAGTGCGCGGGGATTGGAACGCCCCGTGCTAATTTCTAGGAGTATTGCAATGACGAAAATGCGAGCAAAAATGCAAGTGACCGGTATCGAGGTGTTCTCGAATTCCGAGGGTGCCACGACGGGCGAGCGGCTTTATTTCCGAGCTGTCGCGAATTGCCCTTATCCGGCTGATGGCAGTGACGAGAACAACACCTATGCCAAGTTCTCTCCGGATGCATCGCTCTCCATCTACGTGGCTAACCCGGCGCTGTTCGGGCAGTTCAAGACCGGTGAGGCCTACTACGTGGATTTCACCCCCGCGCCGTAATCAGCGTGGGTAGTGCGCGGGGATTGCACATCCACAACTGACTCGGCAGGTTCCGAGAGCCAATTTCCTTGGCACCCGCCCCGGCCCCGCGCCGGGGTTTTTCATTTCGCGCCGCGCCATCCCTTACCTTACCAATGTCGCCGCCGCCCGCAACAATTCGGCGCATGCTCTCCGACGACCCCGCCCTGCACATCCACATCTTCGGCGCCCCCGCCACGGTCGCCGGCCAGCCTGTCGTCGGCATCCACCATCACCCCGCCGCCGATGACATGGGCCTGCAAGGCAGCGCCCCCAGCCTGCAAGTCGTCACCGCCGAAATCCCCGCCGATGCCGGCTACGGCGCCGCCGTTTCCGTCGCCGGCTACAACTACACCATCGGCAAACGCCACGACGACGGCACCGGCGCCACCGTTCTCACCCTGCGCGAGGCCTAGCCGTGCCCCTCCATCAGCGCACCCGCATTCGCCAGGCCATCGTCGCCCGCCTGCTCAACCAAACCAGCGCTGGCGCCCGCGTGTTCACCAACCGCGTCGATCCCATCCCCACGCAAGATCTGCCGGCCCTGCGCATCGAAACCAACAGCGAAACCTCCGACGACATCGATCTGGCCCAAACCAGCCAAAACCGCACCCTGCAGCTCCTCGTCGTCGGCCTCGCCAAAGCTACCGCCAATCTTGACGACGTCCTCGACCAGCTCGCCCTCGAAGCCGAGCGCGCCATCTTCACTGCCCCCGACCCCACCTTCGGTGGCATCGTCGAAACCCTCAACTACCAGGGGGCACAAATCGGCTTTGCGGGCAGCCTCGAGCAGCCCATCGCCGAAATCCGCCTTGCCTACAGCGTCGTCTATCTCACGCTCGCCGCCCACCCCGACCTCACCCCGTAGGAGCCCCACACCATGAAACTGCCCAACGGCGCCACCCTCAGCCTCGCCACCATCCTCGGCACCGCCACCAACGTCACCGCCATCAGTGCAGCCTCGCCCGCCGTCGCCAGTGCCAGCGCTGGCCACGCCTTCGCCGTCGGCGATGTCGGCATCCTTGCGTGTGCCTGGGGCAACCTCAACGGGCAAGTCGTCAAAATCGGCGCCGTCTCCACAAACGATCTCACCCTCACCGGTGTCGATACCACCGACACCAACCGTTTCCCCTCCGGCGGCGGTGTCGGAACGCTGCAAGAAATCACCGCCTGGACGCCCCTGCCCGGCGTCATGGATTTCACAACCAACGGTGGCGACCAGCAGTACACCGAGGTCCAGTTCCTCGAATCCGACGTCATCGAGCAGCTGCCCACCGTCCGTTCCGCCCTCAGCCTCTCTCTGCAGCTCGCCGATGAACCCACCGCCGCCTGGTACGTCGCCCTGCGCAAAGCCTCCGATTCCCGCACGCCCGCCCCGCTGCGCCTCACCCTGCGCGATGGTTCCGCCATCTACTACAACGGCATCATCAGCATGGCCCCCAGCCCCAAAGTGTCGGTGAACAACGTCATGTCCATCGCCGTCAACATCGCCATCAAAGCTGCTGGCGTCTCCCGGTTCTAAGCGCCATGGGCTACCAACTCCGCCGCGCCATGCCGGCCAGCCTCCCCGTCGCCGTCGTGGTGGAGGAGGGCGCCGACCCGCTCAACCTCACCTGCACCCCCCTCGGCCCCCACGCCCTCGGCGAATGGCGCGACCGAGCCCTGGCCACCTCCGATGTCGCCGGCCTCGCCGAAGTCATCCAAAGCTGGGACGCCCTCGACCCCAACGGCAACCCGCTCCCGCTCACCCCGGCCAACATCGCCCAGGTGCTCGACAGCGCCGACGACGCCGCCACCAAAATCGTCCGCGCCTACCTCGACGCCAACGCCAAGGCCCGCGCGGGAAACTGACCGAGGCTGCCGCCGCCCTCTGCGGCGTGCAGCCCTCCCCCGACAAGCTCGCCGCTTTCGGATTTCGCGAAGAGGATTTTGACGATGACACCCTCGACATCTGGCCCTGCCACTGGGACGCCGTCCTCCTCTTCCAAGCCCTGCAAACCCAATGGCGCACCGTGGGCGGCATGGCCGGCATCCTCTTCACCGGCCTCGACTACACCGCGCTGCCCATCGTCGAAACCCGCCTCGGCATCACCTGCCCGCCGCCCATCTTCGAAGCCCTTCAAGCCCTCGAAGCCGAAGGCCTGCGCCATCTAAACCGCCGGGACTAAACCATGGCCACCCAGCAAACCGTCTATCAAATCACCGCGCAAGATGGCACCGCCGCCGGCTGGGCCACTGCCCGCACCACCGCCGCCCGCGAAATGGGCGAAATCGAAAAGCGCAGCCAAACCTCTGCCGATCGCATCAACACCGCCTTCCAGGCCATCAAAGGCCTCGCCATCGCCGGCGCGATCAAAGAATCCATCGGCGCCCTCACCGAAGCGCAAATGGCCGCCCAAAAGCTCGCTGCCTCCCTCAACTTCAGCAGCGGCGGCAGGGCAGGGGAGCAGCTTGATTACCTGCGCGAAACCACCCGCAAACTCGGCCTCGACTTCGGCACCGCCTCCGCCGCCTTCGCCAGCTTCAGCGCCGCCGCCAAAGGCACCGGCATCGGCGCCGAAACCATCAAATCCACGTTCGAAGGCATCAGCAAAGCCGCCAGCCAGCTCGGCCTTTCCACAGACGAAACCCAGGGCGCGCTCCTCGCCCTGTCGCAAATCATCAGCAAAGGCACGGTGCAGTCGGAAGAACTCCGCGGCCAACTCGGCGAGCGCCTCCCCGGCGCCTTCAACCTCGCCGCCAAGGCCATGGGCCTCACCACCGCCGAACTCGGCAAGCTCCTCGAATCCGGCAAGCTCACCGCCTCCGAATTCCTGCCCAAGTTCGCCGCCGAACTCAACAAAACCTACCAGGCCACCGACAACCTCGTTGCCGCCACCAACCGCCTCACCTCCGCCTGGGACGACTGGAAACGCACCCTCTCCGACGGTGCCACCGGCAGCGGAATCAACTGGCTCACCCGCGGCCTCAACGAATCCGCCGCCGCCATGCGTGAGCTTGGCAACGAGGCCAACATCTTCCACCGCATCCTTGTCGCCATTGGCGGCTTCGAAGCCGGTGCCATCAACAAAGGCAAATTCGACACCACCCAAGTTCGCAGCAACCTGCAAACCGAATTCGCCCAGGCCCAAGACCAAATCAAGGCCATCAACACCCTCAAAGACAAACAGGGCGGCTACCTCGACGCATTCCAAACCCAAACCCTCGCCGATTACGAACGCCAGCTCAAAAAAACCCGCGTCGCCCTCGACGAACTGGCCATGGAAGAGGGCCGCCGCAACGGCATCAAGCTGCCCAACCTCAAAGAGGACATGGCCGCCCAACAAGCCAAGCGCGCCGAAGCCCTCAAGGGCTACCTCGCCGACAGCAAGTTCGCCACCAAAAGCGAAAAAATCTCCGCCGACATTGCCGCCGAAAACCTCGCCTTCGAAAAAGCCACCTCCGACTTCGACCGCAACTCCAAAGACTACGCCCGCGCCCTCGAAGCCCACACCGCCCGCCTCGCCGAAATCAAAAAAGGCGACAAAGAAAAAACCGCCCGCACCAAAAAAGACAACATCAACGCCGGCGAAGATCTCACCGCCGCCCGCGACTACGCCAACATCCTCAAAACCCTGAGCGATCAGCAAGCCACCGCTACCGCTACCGCCGCCGGCCTCACCGGCAGCCAGGCCACCCTCCAAAAGCTCATGGCCTCCCCCGAGTGGGAGCGCATGCCCGAAGCCTGGCGTGCCACCGTCAAAGCCCAAGCCGATGCCACCGCCAGCGCCGAACAGCTCCTTCGCGGACAAACCAACGTCCGCGAAGCCTACGACAAAACCATCCAGCCCCTGCGCGACCACCTTGCCGGCCTCGAAAAAGAGGTCGATCTCTACGGCCTCACCGAAAGCCAGATCAACACCACCATCGCCGCCCGCCTCGACGAAGCCGTCGCCATCGCCAAAGCCAACGGCGCCACCGAAGACCAAATCAAAAACCTCGAGCTCGAAGCCTCCATCCGCCGCGATATCGCCGGCGTCTCCAGCCGCAAAGAAGTCCTCGACGCCAACGCAAAAGCCGCCGACGAAAGCAAAAAAGCCTGGGAAAAAGCCTCCGACGACATCTCCCGCAGCATGACCGACGGCATCTATCAGGCTATGGAAAACGGCAAGCCCATCGCCTCCGCCTTCGCCTCCAGCTTCGGCAACGCCATCAAAACTACCCTGCTGCGCGCCGTCACCGACAGCCTGCTATCCCCGATCAAAACCATCATCGGGCAACTCACCGGCAGCATCGGCACCAGCATGGGCACCAGCATCGCCGCCCTGTTCAGCGCCAACGGCAACGCCTTCAGCGATGGCGGCCACCTGGTGCGCGCCTTCGCCACCGGCGGCATTTTCGACAAACCCACCGGCTTTGCCTACGCCGGCGGCCTCGGCGTCCTCGGCGAAAAAGGCCCCGAAAGCATCATGCCCCTGCGCCGCAACAGCGCCGGCCAGCTTGGCGTCATCGCCAGCGGCAGCAACAGCCCGCAAAACATCCGCGTCGAAATCATCAACCAAACCAGCCAGCCCGCCACGGCCACCAGCGCCACCCCCCGCTTCGACGCCAACGGCCTCGTTGTCGACGTCGTCCTGCGCGATCTGCGCAACAACGGCCCCATCCGCCAAGCCCTCGGCTCCTGATCATGCCCACCTGGCCCGCCCCCGCGCAGCTTCAATTCAACGACTTCGGCGAAGAATTCGAACCAGGCGTCATGTCCACAACCATGGAAAGCGGCCCTAAAAAGGTCATCCAGGTGCGTAGCCGCGTCATGGTCTCCCGCCCCTGCACCGTCAAATTCGCCAGCCGCACCGATTACCTCGCCTTCATCGCCTGGTTCCAAACCACCCTTAAAAACGGCGCCCTGTGGTTCGACTGGTTCGACCCCGTGCGCCGCGTCACCGTCCAGGCCCGCATCGCCGACGGCAAACTCGGCAAAGCCCGGCCCCTCTCTGGCCTCACCGCCCCCGGCCCCTGGCTCATGCCCCTCACCATCGAGACCTGGCAATAATGCCCCGCGCCTACAGCCTCACCGCCCGCCGCCAACTCCACACCACGGCCAGCGACGACCCGCCGCTGGTCCTCCTCGAAATCACCCACCCCAACCTCAGCACGCCCATACGCGTCGTGGGTGACACGCAAGACCTCGTCAGCAACGGCGAAACCTTCGTGGCCATGGGCTTCCGCGTGCGCCTGCCCGACGAAATCAACGGGCAACAGCCCCGCGCCGAACTCGCCGTCGACAACGTCGGCCGCGAGCTGATGCAGTGGATCGAGCAATCGGCCGGCGGTCGCAACGCTAAAGTGCGGCTCATGCAGGCCCTGCGCTCCAACCCCGACAACATCGAGTGGCAAATCAGCATGTACCTCAACAACCTGCGCGCCACGCAAGCCGAAATCTCCGGCGAACTCGGCTTTCCCCGCCTGCTCGATGTGCCCGCCGTGCAAGTCCGTGCCGACCCGCAAACCATGCCGGGGATCTTCTGATGGCCGCCCACTGGACAGACGCCTACGTCGGCCGCCCCTACGTGCCCGGCGTCACCGACTGCGCCGAACTCGCCGCCGCCGTGCAGCGCGAGGTCTTCGGCCGCCCCGTCGAAATCCCCGCCGAACGCCCCGACTCCCCCGAATCCGGCGCCGCCCTCATCGCCCGCCTGCAGCACGACCACGCCCAACCCATTGCCGCCCCCGTCGAAGGCTGTGCCGTGCTCATGCGCCGCGGTGCCATCGCCCGGCCCTGGCACATCGGCACCTATTTCGAGCGGGGAGGGGAAGGCTACATCCTGCACTCCACCCGCGCCGCCGGCGCCGCCACCACCGTCCGCCTGCGCGATCTTGCCCGCCACGGCTACCAAGTTGAGGGTTTTTACACGTGGAAATAATGCATACGTCTGCACACCGCCCGGCTGCCCTGGTCTGGTCGCCGCACCCCCTCATCCCGGGCGAGGGCCGCGTCATCGAATTCACCCCCCCCACCGGCGCCGAATCCCTCCACGCCTATCTCACCCGCTGCGGCGTCGATCTGTCCGGCCCCGTCATTGTCACCGTCGATCGCACCGTCATTCCGCGCGATTGGCTCACCCGCGTCCGCCCCAAGCCCGGCACCCTCATCACTGTGCGTGCCGCAGTGGCGGGCGGCGGTGGAGGCTCGCAAGTCCTCGCCGTGGTGGCCATGATCGCCCTCATGATCGTCGCCCCGTATGCCGGTGCAGCCCTCGCCAGCGCAGCCATGGGTGGCGGTGCGGCCGGTACAATCGCCGCCACCACGTTTATCGCCGGCACCACCATCACCGGCGCCATGATCGGCCAGGCTGTCGTCACCATCGGCGGCGCCATGCTCATCTCGGCCCTCACCCCACGGCCAAAAATGGATCTCGGCCGCGCCCTCGCCAGCCCGGCCGCGTCCAGCACTTACAGCCTCTCCGGCGGCAGCAACGCCGCCCGGCCCTACGAACCGCTCGCCCTCACCCTAGGCACCCACCGCGTCTTTTTCGATCTAGCCAGCCGCCCCTACACCACGTTCGAGGGCGACGACCAATACATCAACCAGGTTTTCCACGTCGGCCTCCACGGCCCGCACGGCCCCGTGCGCGTCACCGACCTGCGCATCGGCGATACCCCCCTGTCCAGTTACTCGGGTGTCGAAACCGAGTTCGCCGTCGACGCCATGCCGTCCCTCGTCGCCTACAACGTCGACACCGTCGCCGGTGCCTCCGTCACTGTCGCCAGCGGCCCGCTCCTGCGCACCACCAGCCTCGACACCACGCGCATCGAAGTCGATCTCATCGCCAACCTGTTCGCTATCGGCGGCAGCGGGGCCGAATCCTCACACCTCACCCTGAGCGCCGAATATCGCCCCGTCGGCGGCTCCACCTGGTCGCCGTTTGTCATCGATGCCCTGCGCGGCTACTACACCCACTACTGGGCTCATGGCGTCTATCAAGACGACGGCACCTGGGTGCAAGATTTTTACGACTCGAACCGTAGCCCCACCGCCCACACCGACGGCGCCGGCGGATGGCGCTGGCTCCCCATGTCGGCCCGCAACATCGCCGACCCGGCCCCCTCCGACCAGCTCCTCACCCTCGATGCCATCGTCGAACTCGACAACGCCTCCGCCACACCCCTTCGCCGCACGCTCAGTGCCAACGTGCCCGCCGGTCAATACGAGGTCCGCATCACCCGCCTGACTGCTGACTCCACCGACAGCCGCGTCACCTCCGATCTATCCGTCAGCGCCATCAAGTCCTACCAGGTGCAGCCCGGCAGCTTCGCGGGGCAATGCTTCCTCGCCGTCAAAGTCCGCGCCTCCGGCCAGCTCAACGGCAGCCTCGCCCGCCTCTCCGGCCTCGTCAGCCAGCCCATCGGCAACCGCAGCTACGGCAGCACCGCCGCCGATGTCTACCTGCTCTACGCCCGCGGCTATCGCATCGACGGCCGCCTCATCTGGGGCGCCGGCCTTGACGACTCCGAAATCGACCTCGACGCCATCCTTGCTTGGAAGATCTGGTGCATCAGCAAGTCCCTCACCTGCAACCTGCACATCGACAGCACAAAATCCGTGTGGGACGTGCTCCAAGCCATCGCCCGCTGTGGTCGCGCCTCCCCCAGCTGGCACCCCGGCAAGCTAAGCGTCCTGTGGGACGCCGAAGATCAGCCCATCGTCGCCCTGTTCGGCCCCTCCAACATCGCCCGCGGCAGCTTCGAAGTTGCCTACGCCAGCGAGGCCGCCGCCGACGAAATCACCCTCAGCTTCGTCAATGCCGATAACGACTACAGCGCCGAAACCATCCGCCTGATGGCCCCCGGCGTCACCAGCCCCACAAAATCAGCCAGTACCGAACTCTGGGGCTGCACCAACCGCGACCAGGCCCTGCGCGAACTCCGCCTGCTCCTCGCCCACCAAATCTACCGCCCGCGCGCCATCACCTGGGTCACCGACATGGAGGGCCTCGTCGTCACCCGTGGCGACGTCGTAGCCCTCTCCCACGATCTCACCCAGTGGGGCACCTCCGGCCGGCTCGTCGCCGGCACCACCACCACGCTCCACCTCGACCGCGCCATCACCCTCGACCCCGCCGGCAACTGGATCACTGTTGTTGACCCCGTCGGCACCCTCCACACCTGCCGCGTCCAGCACGTCGCCGGCCCAGTCGATACCCTCACGCTCCTCGATGCGCTGCCTGTCGCCCCCGACTCCGACAACCCCATCGACTGGCGCTGGCTCTCCGACTACCAGGCCACCCCCGGCAAGCGCGTCAAAATCACCGACATCAAGCCCGCCTCGATGCACGAAGTCCGCATCACGGCCATGGACGACCCAGACGAGTACTACGCCGCCGAATCCGGTACCTACGACCCGCCCGAAGTCCGCAAATGGCTCGCCGATGTCCCCACCCTTGGTGCCCTGCAGTTTGCGGAAGAACTCGTGCGTGCCAGCGCCGGCTTCGCCGTCGTGCTCACCGTCACCTGGCCCGAAACCGGCACCCTCGCCACCCGCCGCGTCCGCTACCGCCTCAACGCCGGTATCTGGATCGATGCCGGCAGCGTCGATACCTCCACCGTCCGCCTCAACGTCCCCGACACCGGCACCCTCGATATCGTCGTCACCGGCTACACCGGCGCCGGCCAAACCTCCGCCGCCGCCACCTCCGCCGCCACCCACATCATCGCCGGCCGCTACGCCGCGCCGCCTGCACCCACCGGCTTCGCCGCCAACTACCTGCCCGACGGCACCCGGGCCTTCACCTGGTCGCTTTCCAGCACCGTCCCGCCGGACGTGCAGCACCTCGAAATCCGCTACGCCTCCAGCAGCAGCACTGCCTGGGCAGACATGGCCCTGCTGGGTATCGCCCTCTACAAAGCCGGCCGCACCGAAACCGCCACCCCCGCCGCCGGCACCTGGACCTTCGAAGCCCGCCTTGTCGACGGCACTGGCCTCTACTCCACCACTGGCCAGCGCATTACCGTCACCCTCGGCGAGCCTGCCGGCGTCCTCGTTGGCGGTGTCACGGCAAGCTCAATCGTCACCGCCATCACCCACTACAACGCCGGCAACAATCGCAACGCCACCACCATCCTTGCCCCCACGGTAATCACTGACGGCACCGCCCTCGATCACACCCTGCAAGCCGATGGCAGCGCCGACATTAGCTTCGAGTGGCAATGGGCGGGCAACGAGGGTGACATCGACGGCTGGCTCGTCTTCGTCCGCCAATCAGCCAGCAGCGCCGGCTACACCCTCGGCACCACCCCGGCCGACGAAACCGTTTACACCTGCCCGGCCGCCAAGCGCGCCTTCGTCCTCTACGGCACCGCCGCCGATCGCCACTACACCTTCGGCATCCAGGCCTACCGCACCGTCGACAAAGACATCAACGCCGCCGGCGTGATCAAAAGCGTCCTCGCCCAACCCACCGCCAGCGGCGAAAACCCCTACCGCCCCACCACGCAAGTCGCGTTCGGCGGCAACGTCACCGGCACCGTCAACGGTCTAGCTGCCAACACCATCAACGTCTGGTCCTCCATCGCCGGCGCCGGCAAGCCCGCGGACAACGCCACCGTGGGCGCCAACGCCAGCAACCTCAACATCGGGCTAGGCGTCAATTTGCTGCCCAACACCGAATTGATAGGGGGCGTCTCGCCAGCGGTACAGGGCTGGAACCCAAGCAGTTGCTCGTTCGGGCTGCGGGCTGACGACATATGGAGGCCAAAAGGCGGACAAGCCCTAGAGATGATTCAGGGTGTCCGTACTGGGGCTGCTATTGGGCCAGACATATATCTAACAGGCTCATGGGGTGACTACCATCTTTCGATACCTGTTACAGCTGGGAAAAGGTATGAGTTTTCGGCAAAACTAGCCGCTCATCGGTGCGATAGCATGCTAGGGATTGGTTTTTGGGCCGCTGACGGCACGTTTTTATTAGAGGCCGTTGCAGGCTGGGCTATACGTCAATCCGGGGGGCCTTCTTTCACACCCAATGCTTATGGTTCTGGATGGGATCATTGTGTTGTGTTCTCTGATGCCCCAAAAGCCGGGGTAGGTGGCTATACAAAAGATGCCGCCTTTGCGTGCGTGTACTGGCGCAAAAGTGATACTGATGCCGCGCCCGCTGATAGCTCCTACGCCTGGCTCACCCAGCCCTTCTTCGGCGAAGCCACCCCCGCCCAAACCGTCCCCAGCACCTACTCCCCCGGCTATGCCAAGGGCGCCTTCTCCAACCTCAGCCAGCTCGACCCCACCAACTCCGCCACCTTCGTCGCCCCCGGAAGCTTCAAAACCCCCGAACTCGGCACCGGTGCAGCATCCGAAAGCTGGGTGTTTTTTGACGCCGTCGGCATCTCTTACTCCAACCTCGGCTAGCGATCATGGCACTCCCCTCCGGCACCATTTCCAGCGCCTTCGCCGGCCTGCTCAAAGTCTCTCTCACGGCCGAAATCGCCTGGAACGGCACAACTTACCCACCCAGCAGCGGCGGCGACCTGGTCTTGCGCGCATGGATCAACGACGGCACCAGCACCATCTATCTCCCCATGATCAACCGCACCGCCACCAGCTCTTCCAAGGTCATCAACTACCCCGGCGGCGGTGCCGTCTGGACTTTGGGTGTCGAACACATCTATCACGCCTTCGGTAGCGGCGGCGGCTACATCACCGCCACAAACATCCAACTCGCGGCGGAATTGAGAAAACGATGAACCTCTACAGCGTCTATCAAATCGACACCGGCGAGCTCACCGGCGCCCGCATCAGCGCCACCGGCCCGCTCGATCCCGATTGGCTCCCCGACGGCTGCGGCGCAATCCTTGGCGAGTGGGATCACCAGCTTTGGACGGTAGATCACGCAACCGGCGCCTGCACCGCCCGCCCGGCCGCGCCCCCCGATTGGCAAATCCTCAAATACCAGGCCGCCGAAGCCGCCATGTCCGCCTTGCTGCAAGCCGAAGCCGCCCAAGCCCGCCCCATGCGCGAAATCGTCGAAGCCCTCGTCGCCGGCGCCGCTCCACCGGCAGCCAGCACGGCCCGCTTCGCCGAAATCAAAACCCAGATCGAAGCCGCCCGCACCCGCTACGCCGCCATCCTTGCCGCCCAAACCCCCGA